CCAGATTTCGTTGTGAAGGACGGGTCAAATAGGCGCACCCTGTTGTTTGGCTGAATGGCAAAATTGCCGTCATCCCGAACAATTACATGACCGCATTTATGTTGCCCAGGGTTAACGCTAAAACCAGCATTTAATATGTTGTCGTCTGGTGCATGCCAATCCAAGGTGAATAAATACTTACCATTTACAAATTCCCCACTACGCGCTACATAGGTCATCCGCATATTTCGCATCGCCTGAAATTCCGTCACGGCGACATGAGGGCCAAAAGAGTTCCACAGCACTAGGTCGTGGATATCAACTTCTGGTACGTCAGGTCTTTCACAGAAAGCGCTTATTGGCATTCTCCACCAGACCCCTCCGTCCTCCATCAGGAAATGGAAAAGAGGAGAGCGGCCCTGAATTGATGCAACACCAAAAATCATGCACGGAAAATATTGATCGTGAGAATCTGTCTGGTCACGCAAGTAGTTTCCGCGAACATAACACTCAATTGCTGGAATGTTGGCATTTAATTCGGGCATGAATAAAGTTTAGTACGTTTGCTGGAGAGCTCCCCTAATTGCTAATGTTGTGCAAAATTGGGCGAGTGGCGGAACTGGCAGACGCGCAGGACTTAGGATCCTGTTCTTCGGAGTGAGGGTTCAAGTCCCTCCTTGCCCACTATGAAAGGAAAGCCATGAGTAAATACGACTTGGCATCAGATGGAATTCAAATCAAGGGCAACGACTCCTATCATGTCGTAAAGGTATTTGAGCAGGATGTGTGGCTCCTGCTTCGTAAGCGCAATGGTTCGTATTACGAGGCAGCAACATTCACGTCTCCTGATGAGGCACGTTCATTTACTAACGCCTGCGACCTAATACTGTCTAAACCGTCATGACGGAGCTTCAGTGGTCATGGCTACTTGCCGGCATGGGAATTAGCGGCATGTACTTCCTAGGTAAGAAAAAATGGGAAGCGTTCCTATGGCTGATGGTCATGGAGTGCCTGTGGATAGTATTCGCCTTGCAGACAAAGACATATGGCTTTATAGTGGGATCCATAGCGTATATAGTTGTTTACGTGCGCAACGTAAAGCTATGGCGTAATCCCTAGGGGGATTGGCGGAACAGGCAGACGCTGGGGGCTTAAACCCCCTTGGTAAGTAATTACCGTGAGGGTTCAAGTCCCTCATCCCCCACTAGGGCATTGCGTTTGTTTACAAGGTCGCATAAGATAACCGTATGTCTGATGAATACACGTACGACGACCTCCTCAAAGACATTGAGTTTCTCATAGAGAAAGGGCTCATTGAGGTTGGTGGCATTACTAATGACGGCAAGTGGCTCTACAGGGCAACCGACAGGTCGCTGAAAATGACCGAGGAGGAGACTGAGGCCCTTATCATGTCTGAACTTGACAAAGAAGAGTAGACCGTAGGCAACGAAACAAAATCGCCCCCAGTCCTTCCAAGTAACTAGGGCTTCATTGGAATACTTGCGTCACTCAACTTCATAGTGACATCACTAACTATTTGCTCTGGTGGTATCCAGAAGCCATAGTCGTAGCACTCAAGTCCTTGGGGAAAGAATGGCGAAGAGAAGTCCTCACTAGATACCGTGAGGGCATCTGGTGTAAGTAGAGAAATCGGCACCCCAAAGATGACACATTTCTTAAATGTGTCAAATGTGGGTACTGAGTATTGCCTATTGTTCTCAGTAGTAATCGTATTCATACCCTTCCACCGTCTGCCACCCGTGAGGGCTATGAAGCCCGCTGAGTGTAATGGGCTAGTTGTGAAGTGAACTATGCCTTCCTCATTGGGGGCTATGCCTTCCTGCCTAATACGCTCTGCGTAGTCTGGAAAGGTTGCGTGATAGAGAACCTCTAGCGTTTTGTTCATAGCGCAATACTAGGCGTCGTGTCGCCGTCTGCCTAGAGACAACCGCAAGCCCAACCGCAAGCCCAACCGCAAGCCCAACCGCAAGCCCAACCGCAAGCCCTCAAAGCAAAAGCCCCCTACCCTTTCAGGCCGGGGGCTTGGTCTGAGTGAGGCTCAGGTGTTGAGTCCCCACACTTCATGGTGACGCTTGGCGACCGTCTCCGCCTGCCTAGTGTCATGGCACACCAGTTCGAGTATCTGGCTACCAGCCTTTTTTGTTCGGGAGTTTTGCGACGGCGAAAATGCCGACGACGAGCCAAATGGGGAAAAGGGAAACGATTAGGTGTAGTGCTGTTGTCATTTTGGTTTTCCTTTCGTTGGGGGCTTTCTGCCCTTGTGAAATACATAGTACTGGATTAGAAAGTAGTTGTCAATATTTACACGCAACTTTTTTGGATTTCTTTGTGAGCACTTTGCTGTCTCTAGTTAGCACTCTTTCCCTGCGTGAGGGTGGCACTAGGTCAGGGTGGTGTGTTGCTAGTACTGCGTCACGCTTGCGCCAGTAGCGTGGCTTATCTTTCTTAGACGCAGATAATAGTGCAGGGGTATAAGTAATCGGCTCTAACGGGGCTTTCCAGAGCCCTTCTGGGGGGGTGGGGGAGCCCGTTACGGTCTTCTATGGCCCATTTAAAATAGATTTATCCAGATCAGCTCTCGAGGTCATCAAGCAAGCGCTCAATGGCTTTACGGAGGTCTTCTGGGTTCTCTATACCTTTACCTGCGACATAGTCGTCAATGTTCTCTGGATTCCGTCTCATTGCCTCCGGCAGGGTCAGGATGACATCTTTGCTCTCCTCAATGATCATCTTCAACAGACCTGCAACCTGGTTAGAGAAGCTAAAACGCTCCCAGAGGGCCTCCTTTTGGCTCTGGGGCATATCAGGCTTTGTTTTCTCATATTCCTCCAGAAGCGTCTGTGCGGTCATATCAGCCTCTACAAACGTCTTGATGAGCAAAGAGGTAGCCATAGCGTTATCGAGCTTGTAGACGAGCGGTGTGAGGCCTCCTTCGGAGTTCATAGCTACAAGATCTGAGTACTGCTTAGCTGCTTCGCGGATGAAATCGTCATTGGTCATACGAGCTCCTTATTACTTGGCGGGGATATTAAAGTAGACGCTGTGTATCTGGATAAATTTATCTAAATGGAGTGACTGAAAACATATCATTAGTTTCGTATTAGTGCTAAATGATTCGTTTATCATTTATTTATGGTCGCATTTTTCGCAATTGTCCTAGCCATTGCGGCTAGGGGCGTAATTAAACCTTCTTGAAGCCTTTACGCCGTTTTACTTTATAGCCGGCGTTATGAAGCTCCTCAAGTATGTGCTCGGGTAGGCCGTTCCATATAGTCACACCCTTGTGGATTAGCGCTCGAGCTATAGCTGCGCGCTTTGGCCCCAGATCTGAGATGTCCTGATGCAGGTGCTCATTTTCAATCATGGGCTTAGGGTATCTGGATAGATTTATCTAGTCAATACCTTTGTACCCCCAGCAGGGCTCGAACCTGCGACACACGGATTAAAAGTCCGCCGCTCTACCAACTGAGCTATAGGGGCATTAGCGCCTCGGGTAGGACTCGAACCTACAACCTACGGATTAGAAGTCCGGTGCTCTATCCATTGAGCTACCGAGGCAATAATTGTTGACACAATATATACACTGCTGTATCTTGGCGCAATGGATCTTTGTAAAGAGCTTCGCAATGAGGCAAACAACGAATACGGTCGGGCTGAAGTCAATGGCGTTCACAAGACCCTGATGATGGTGGCAGCTTCTGAGATCGAGCGCCTGTTGGAGCTCGTCTGGGATCTAAAAACTGAGATTCTTCAGTGGGCGAATGATGTGCCAGACATTTTGACAGAACTTGGCCATGACCGTGATTGTGCTTTTATCCCCAATGAGGATAAGTGCGACTGCGGGTTTGATGATGCGGAAAAGGCATATAGCCAACTTTCTAAGGGCGCCAATGATGTGCTTAGTCGGTGTAGGAACTACGACATTGCGATTGGTGGCGCCAAGTGAAAGACGAAGAAATTGACATCTGGGCATACTATGCAGAGCTTGCGCCTGAACATATTGGACAAGTTGCAGAAGAAAAGTCACTGATTGACCGCCTGAGGAATACTGGCCCGATACAGGACGATTCTGGAAACTGGAGCGGGCGTTTCGCAAGCTGGCGAGACGCACATGAGGCAGCTGAATTGATTGAATCGCTGGAGCGCCGGATTGCTGAGTATGAGGGCACGATTCGCTACCTCACACTCCAAGTAAGCAAGAACCTGTGAACAAAACGCTTCGTCACGAAATTAAGTGGCTCAAAAGTTTAGAAGTATTAGCTGCAAACTTTTCTACCTGTGGTAAAAGAAAATATGCGGCCGTCGTGCTTGCCCCCAATAAGCGCGTAGCTGGTTTTGGTTATAACGGATCACCACCGGGGGTGGACCACTGCGAGGATGGCGCATGTCCGAGGCTTCATGATAATGCGGAAAATGGGTCAAACTACGACACATGTATATCCCAGCACGCTGAGGCTGGCGCACTTTTATGGTCAGATGCATCATTGCGCATTGGCGGAACATTGATTGTAAATGGACCACCATGCATGGGTTGTGCAAAATTAATAGCAAGCTCTGGGTTAAAGCGAGTTGTATTCAAAATGGACGATACATACTTGAACTGGCCGTCAATCAGTAATTTCCTCGAGGATGCTGGTATAGTCGCAGTCGGTGTGAACGTGGCGCATCTCGGCGCTGGAGGGGAATAATGGAAGACTGTATTAAAACGCCAATGCATAAACACATTATGGTTAGGGCAAATGTTGCTAATCCTCCACAAGACGAAGAGTCTGTAGTTGCGTGGCTTGCTGAGCTTGTTGAATTCCTTGGAATGAAAATCGTCAAGGGACCATTTGCGTCCTATATCAATGTAAAGGGCAATTGCGGAATGACTGCAACGGTCATGATTGAGACATCGCATATTGCATTTCATGTTTGGGATGAAACAAATCCTTCACTCCTGCAGTTTGACATCTACACATGTGGTCAGCTCGATCCGCAAGGTGTTTTAACGCAGATAAATAATTATTTTGGTTGCTTGTCATACGAGTACATCGTTTATGACAGGGAAAAGACATTTGACAAAATTGAGGCTGGCAAATTCAGTCTTTAAAACGGGAAGGGTGGCAGAGCGGCCGAATGCACCTGTCTTGAAAACAGGAGTGGGTGTACCCACCGGGGGTTCAAATCCCTCTCCTTCCGCAAATCTATGAAAGATTCAAACTACTACTTCAACGATAAAGAAAAAGGCACAGCATTTTTTGTGTCGCAGTTATCGCAAGGCCACAAGTGGGCTCGATATGTAGCAAAAAAACTTAGTGACCTTGATATCCCATGCTATATAAACAACATGGAAGTGGCCGACACGGTTGAAGGACGACGGAAGTTCTATAACGAAAAAGATGTCGTCTTCACAAAAATGAGTGGGTGTCTCGAGGTTAAATCTCAAAGCTGCAAATTTACAAACGACCCAAGTAGCTGGCCATACAAGCGATCAATAGTAGATACAGCACTTGGTTGGTCAAGGAAAAATCCCCGCCCACTTGCAACTGTTCTTGTTTGTATCCATAACGGCGCAATGCTTGTGATCCCATCTAGTACCGAATCACAATGGATCGTAGAAGAAAAATATGACAAATATAGACAAATTACAGACAATTTTTTGACCGTTCATCCTTCGCTTTTGCGTCCATTTGATGATTTGGTCAACTGGCTTAAAAACAGACAAGCCAATACAGTAAACTAATTTAGATAGATGGGCCAACGATCAAGTAGTTGACTACAAAAATCTAATTGCATATTATTATGATGTGACTTTGACGTTTGGAAGCCTATTCGCTGGAGTGGGTGGATTTGACCTTGGGCTAGAAGCTGCCGGATGGCAGTGTCAATGGCAGGTTGAATGGGACCCGCACTGTCAACAGGTGCTCGGTTATCACTGGCCGGATGTTCCTAAGTGGTGGGATGTGTCAGATGTAAGTGGCAAAGAACTACCCCCGGTTGATGTAATTACATTTGGGTCACCCTGTCAAGACTTGTCTGTAGCTGGAAAGCGCGCAGGTCTTGAAGGTGGTAGGTCAGGTTTGTTCTTTGAAGCAACACGAATCATTAAGGAGATGCGCCATGCAACAGGAAACACTTTTCCCAGATGGGCAATTTGGGAAAATGTCGCCGGAGCCTTCAATTCAAGCGGCGGTGACGACTTTGAGGCAGTCCTCCAAGAAATGGGGAACCTCGGGAGTTGTCACCTCGAGTGGCATTGCTTGGATGCGCAGTTCTTCGGAGTCCCCCAGCGAAGAAGACGCGTGTTCGTCATCGCTTGTTTTGATTCTGCAATCCTTGAGCGAGGTGGACAACCGATATGCGCTGTCCCCGAAGGCCGCCGCAGGAATTCTAAGAAGAGCGGACAAAAGGGGAAAGAATCTCCCAGAGAAGCTTCAGCAGGCTTTGGAGACAGTGGCTTCTCAAGATGGTCAGAAACCGAAACAGCTATAACTCTTACTGCCAGAGACCATAAATCAGCAAACACAGTGATTGCGTTTAGTCACACACAAGGGTTAGATGCGCAACCATCAGAGATTAATAACCCAACATTGCGCAGAAACGGAACCGGCATGGCAGTGATGCTGAATGATGGCATTGCGCCAACGCTGAGAAGCGGTGGAGATGGTGGTGTGCCCTCAAGTCGTGGGGAGCATTTAGTTATTGTTGATGACGAAGAGTCAGATGATGACATCTTGATTATTGACGGTCGTAGAACAAATGATGTGCGTATAACAAAAGAGCCAGTTTGGACAATGGAAGCCAGAATGGGTACTGGCGGAAATAATGTCCCAATGCTTGCTATACCTATTGCTGACCATGCGACACGCTACACAGGCGGAAGCGGTAGAACGGACGGCAAAAGCAATGGTCTTGGAGTTGGGCAACCTGGAGACCCAATGAATACGCTGACAAAAGGCGATAGACACGCTGTCGCTATTGAGTCATACGAAGACACAGCCATAGGCGATTAGCCGTGGATAGTCAAAACAAAGACCAGAGTCCAGAACAAGCTGCTTGCGTTGCCTTTCCTATACAGGGAACGATAATCGGCAGGCAAGACCATAATGGTCCACAAGGAAAAGGTTTTGGCTACGAAACTGACCCAATGTACACACTTGACTCAATTTCGCTTCATGGAGTAGCAATTGCGCCAAGCTCAGATATTGAGTCATACGATGAATACAATGACAGACTTGGTGGAGAGATTCATCATGCAATTCGTGCAGGAACTAAACAATCAACAGGAGTAGTAGTGGGAATGCAAGTACGCAGATTGACACCAATTGAATGTGAGCGGCTGATGGGGTGGCCGGATAACCACACTCTTCATCGTTCGGACGGAAAAACAAACAGCGATACAATTCGCTATAAGATGTGTGGAAATGGTGTAGCATCACCAGTTGCAAAGTGGATTGCAGAGCAAATTAATCTTTGTGAATAAGCCCTTGTAGCTCAGTTTAGTAAGCGTCAATTCCTATTCGTTTAAAGTGACCTACGACTATATTAGGGTCAACATAAACTTTTCTGCCACTCTCACGAACGCGCTGACAGAATGATCCATCTTCTGCTATCTGCTTCCCACTTATTTCTCTCCCATCTGGAGTGACCCATGTGTAGTCAGTATGAAAGTAAATTGGCCTTGTCAGTGACTCGTAGACGCCATATCTAACTTTCATAAACCCAAACCCAACAGAGAATGCTTCAAGTAAGCCATTGTTAGCTTTTTTACGTAGCACACCTAACTGATTTATAGAAGTCGTTGACGACGGGTGCATGTGAACTACAAACTCTGTTCTACTACCAGCTAGGTAAAGCCCAGAAACCACATCCTCCGGGTGTGCAAGTAGGCGTAAAATATCATCTGCAACCCAGTAGATATCATTATCTATCCAAACAATTTGGTCATATGTAAATCTATTGTCAAATGCTCGCCATTCACTGACATACTTTTCATCGGCAAAAGGCCTATATCCGCCATTTCCAGACGGGCCACCATTGACAAGCACATCCCTAAGCTCGTGAATGCTTGGTCCAGCATCGGCCGCCACATACACAGACATTCCCAATCTAGTCAAGTATTGAACTGTTGATAGCAGTGATGTAACGCATGGCAAGTAATAGTGAAGCCCTGTTATGCAAAACACTACATCATAATGAGGCTTCTGCTGACTATCATCAGCCATGTGGAAACCGTGTTCTTGTGGCCTAATTGTTTTCACAATGCTAGGCTAATACCAATTAACCGAATGTAGCGCAGCTTGGTAGCGCATCTGGTTTGGGATCAGAGGGTCGCAGGTTCAAATCCTGCCATTCGGACTTTATGGAACAAGGAGATAGTAATGAACAGATTCACGCGCAACATTGCTGGCGCTGTGAAGACGATGAGTTCTCGGTCATACTGGAATGCACCAAATACCGTAGAGGCATGGGGATTCGCAACAAAGATCGCTATTATTTTTCCAGGCCTGCTATTTGGTAAGCAATTCTGGTGGCTTTATATATTTGCAATTATGTCAAGCATTGCGCTTATTTGGTCGTCAACTAAAAAAACGCTACCAACGATCATTTTGTTCAATGTGTGTTGGGTTGTTCTTGCTTCTTTGGCAATTATTAAGCACTTTGTCTAGCGAACTGGACATGCTCCAGTTGCGCAACCTTCAAGATCAAGCATGTCTCCAGATGAAGCCTGAAGTGGTACGGAGAAGTCAACCTTTGACAACAGTTTTGAATACTGCTCTTTAGTGATTTCTTCATATGGAGGCAACGGAAAGTTGTGATCTGCATGAAGAAGGAATGAAACAGACTTAACGCTGTTGTCGTAGTTGGACGCAAGCCATTCCTTAATAAGTCCAAGTTCCTCTTTGCGGTAATAGACGGTTACGGAAACGGCATTATCCGCCCACTCTGTCTGCATCTTTTTCACCCACTCAAGTTGCTCAACTGCCGTCATTTCGGCTGCAAGAACAGATCCCTCTGGTGACTCACATGGGAACTCAACAACATAGCGTGTGTGATCTTCGCGGCCGTCAAGACCGATGTCCCATTGAACCCTGTATCCACGCTTGCGACATGCATCAACAAGCGGGTCAGCTGCTCCAAAACGTACGCGACGAATGTAGTAGCGAGCGTAAGCTGGGTGGATGCCCGGCGTTACCCCGGGTAAGAGCGAAAGCGTTCCAGAGGGTTGAACAGTTGTAAGGCGAACCGACTCTGGCCACTCATTGTTCTTTGAATATTCTACGTCAAGCGAGCGAAGGGCCTCATATGTTGGTGACAGCCATGAGAGTTGCTCTTCAGAACACTGAAGAATGCCAGTAACGCTTTGCCCGAGTCTGGCATTTTTGCGCACGATCTCAGTTGTTTTTTCATACGGATAGTTCATGCGTGTGATCTGCTTCTGCACCATGTAGAGCAAGCGTGATATCTCTTTGAACTGCTCGGGTGAAGTAACATTCGGGAGGAAAATCGTTGACAAGTTGCATGACTCTCCATCGGCAAGGCCGATTTCAGCACATGGGTTGAAGCCGTCAATCGAGTTGTCAACCCGAACCTCACCGAGGCGACCATGGCGGCGGGTTAGGCGTCTATTCAGGAGGCCATAAGGCTCTCCAGAACCGTCGTAGCCCTTCCAGAGCTCTGGCATGATTTCTTCAAAGTGATCAGCATAAATGCTGTTATTTGAGTTTGCGCGCCATGCTGGAACATTGCCACTTGACCAATTCTTTGCACGAAGAAAAAGCACATCGTCTGGGTCGCCAATGGCGATTTGTGCAGATCTACGAGACGAACCTGATACAACAATTCGTCCAATGATGTTGCAGATGTCAAGGACATCAATTGAACGGAGCTTCTTACCTTCCCTATTCTTCATTACTTTGCAGATGTCCTCAACGCCATCAATTAGGGCGCCTGGGCCGCTTGCTGTTCCACCAAATGTTTTTAATGGCGCGCCAAACTCACGAACAAGAATTGTTGAGTATGTAAACGACTTACCAGTATCAAAATACGACTTCAGTACGCTGTGGAGAAGGCGCTTCCAACCAGTGCGACTGTCGGGAACAATAATGTCAGCATCGTTGCTTCGTTCGTGAACAATTGACACACCAGATTTAATTTTTGGAAGTTCATGAATCTTGGAGCGCTCTACTGAGAATCCAACTCCTCCACCAAGCATCAGGTATTCAAAAAGAAGTTCAAAATCCTCAATCTTTTCAATGTTTGTGAAGTAGCAGTTATTCAACGATGTGGCATTAAATTTCCTTACAAGTGGAGTACCGAGCTGCCACAAGGCACGACCAGCAAATGAACAGCGTAAGTTGAACATATGATCAAAGAGAGCTTCGGCCTCAGATGATGTATATGGAACTCCAATGTCTACGGCGCCTTCAATGATTCGAGCAAGCGTTTCAACCCATGTCTCAGAACGGTCAAGCCCCTCAACTTGCCGGCTATATGTTCTAAGGAATACGACCTCTCCCATGCCGCCAAAACCCCACGGGGGCCGTTTTTGGGAATACGAAGCTAAGAATTCTGAAGACAAAGTAGTCATTACACACCTCTGTGGTTATCTGTGATTGAAGAGTTTACTACGAGAACAATGTGGCAAGGTGTTAAGCGATGCCAAGTTCTTTTGCTTTTTCAAGTGTCACGTATGTGCCCTTGGCTGCAAGAATGACCTTAGCTGTCGTGAACGGCGATATTTGTCGCTCACCATATACTGTTTCTTCCACGAGCACAAGTTGAGAATGTTTTACAGTTTCAACGACTGAGTCAATACCAAATATGTGTTGTGGGTGCGAGTCCTCACTTGTGCAATCGCCAGTCGGATGTCCACAAACTAAACATGGCTCCCCAGTAGCTCTAGATATCTCTATGTCACCGTAGATATATTCTTTATTCACCGATAGACCCCCACTGACTAGCCATAGCGTCGGCTATTCCTTATTTTTTAACTCGTTTAGTTCTGATTGTAAAGACAAGTTTTCATTGCGGAGCCGAATGATTTCCGTGGCTGCCTTCTCGAGTGCGCTCAGTGAGCGTGGCAATGACTCGAAAGACTTAAAACGGTTTTCTGAAATCATTTTAAGCTCCTGAACGATTTCAAGTGACTGATCGGAAGTATTGCTCATGGTGCGACCCTACCACATTTGCTCCAAGCCTCGTATGTGAAGGGCATAAGATCCTTGAACATAGTTTCAATGGCTTTTGCGTACATGCGAATTTCGTACTGAGCTGCTACATCATTCCTGAGGGACAAGAAATTCATCAGCGCACGTGCATTCACGGTCCAATAGAACTCCGTATATGTTGCTAAAGGGAGAACTGTGCGTGCAAGCTCCTTGGCCACACCACTATCAACAAGAAATTGATAAGTAGCAAATGATTGAGTATTGCATTCAGCCATAAGTTTCTGAGCCTTTGTAGCCATTGTCGGCTCGAGTTGCTCAAATATATAGCTTCCGGGTTTACCCACCTGAGTGCGCATATCGTCAATATCTGGAACGTAGGTGTCATCGTTCATTACTGCGTAACGCCCTGAATATTCGTTGAATGATCCAATTCGGTGTCTAAACCATTCACGAGCAACAAAAATTGGAGCCTTCACATGAAAACGAAATGAATTATGCTCAAATGGAGTTCCGTGGCGTGAGCGCATAAGAAAATTAATGAGCCCTATGTCAGCTGACCCAAGTGAATCTATACGCTTACCGAAAGAGACTCGTGCTGAGTTGACAACTGACTCATCAGTTGCCATGTGTGCATCCAAACGGACAAAACCAGTACCTAAAACATCAACAGTTGTCATTTGGTGATATTACATCTCTGGGTTATTGTCCTCTACATGGGAATTTAGTAAAATCTGAGATAACTCTATGCAGTTAGTTCTATGTAGGTGCAACATATCTGCGAGCCGAGATGATTTAACTAAATCACGATCAACGATAGATTTTGCGTAATCGTATTCCAGATCACACAGCATGAGCCACTGTCCCAATGCTGTCCTGTATGCATTATTCTCAGCTGTAGTAGCAGACCTCTGTTTTCGCCATATCATCTTCATTGCTTCCTATATATATCAGCCAGCTCCCCATACTTAAAAGAGGTTTAAATTTTGATTTAATTGATGCCCCAAGCCTCGGGTACTCGTCCCCACCATTAATCTATCGGTCTTCAAAAAAATGACTGTGTGAATGAAGGATTTTATGACCGACACTGTACAGTACAAGAATTGCAATGGCGTATACCATATCGCCTCCAGTTGACTATTTTACATATATAACAGCCGATTATGTGACAAATGTCAAGCTGAAAAGAATAAAATAAAGTGTCCTATTGGGGTTGACGAATGCGATAGTGCGCTCCTATATTAAGTAACGGCTAGAAGCCATCAAACCACAAGACATGGAGTTACACACATGAGTGAGTACCAAAAGATCATTGCCAGCGGCAAAAGCAACCGTGGGCGCAAGCCACTTCCGGCAGAAGAAAAAGCACGTCGTGCAGAGATCCAAAAAGAGCAGAACCGGAAGCGTTCTGAAGCTCGCCGTCGCGCCGCCCTCGTCCTTCAACACCGGTACGCAGATGAGTTCGAGCAACTCTATAAGGCTGAATTTAAGACCATTATGAACTCCAAGTAATAACAGTCTTAAAAAAAAGCCCCTAGCCAAACGCTGGGGGCTTTTTTTTACCCCTGTATCCCCTCACTCTTATAAAGTGTAGAAAGGGTAGTTGGTGGCACGTGGGTTCAAGTCCCATCAGGGGTACTAAAAATAATATTAAGTCTGATACACCGGGCGCTTAGCTCAGCGGTAGAGCAACTCGTTTACACCGAGTAGGTCGGGGGTTCAAGACCCTCAGCGCCCACTATGAAACATATTATTCATGTACATCAACAGAAAATCCGCAAGGGCCTCGATGCGATAATTGATCGCACATATAAAGGATCAAAGCATCATCGCAGGCTGGATATTGTATGCCCGTCTTGCAATTGCGTAGCCGCAACGGTTGTGCAAAGTGACACGCCAGACTCTTGCGGTGCTCGTGTTTGGATTGAGGCCTCTGGTACGCAAGCCACCAGTATCCAACATTAAGGGCTTGTAGCTCTTCTGGTTTAAACTGCAGTTTGCATTCAGCAGCCACAACCCAGAAAACCATATTTTTTGGTATTATCCAAGCATGGGGAAAAAGAAAAAAACATCTAGCAATCGTTCTGGTTCTAGGACTCGAATCAATCCACTAACTGGTCAAGTAGAGACAGTAACTGGCACGAAAGCTGGGAAAAAGCGCACTCGTCTACC